GGTAAAGTCATAGGCAGATAGACTTCCTGAAGTTCCTGATATATCTGGGTTTGTTGGGAAATCTCTAATTATCCCGTCTGGTCTTGTGACCTTTATAAATACTTTTACATCGGTTTGTTCTGCTGAGTATGTTGAAGTGTCAGTGATCTTTAAAATTGGCGTAGTACGCAAATCAAAAAGAAAACTGAAATCGATATTAACTGTACCTGTATCGTTACTAAACGTGCTCATATTTTAAGTTATAAAAAAAGCCGACCTCAGTGTAAAAACATTGGTCGGCTTTCAAAACAAACCAACAACAAATTATTTAAGCAATTTTACGATTTCTTCGTAAACTACTTCACCATTTTTGTTACTCAAAACGAAGTTGGTGAATCCCTGCAAATAACTTGTTTTAGATGAGCGTGGTACCTGAACGATAGTTTCGCCTGTACTAACCCACATAAATGTATTTGTGGTTTTGTCGAACTTAATAATCTTTGAATCAATTGCCTTTTTTATATTGGCTTGAATAGATTTGTTCTTGTCTTTACTAAGAGAAATAAATTGCTTAGGGTCTTTTTCTGCGAGATTTTCTAGTTCATCTCTTAAGATAGAAATGTCTCTTTTCTCGTCTTTGTTCATAGATGCAATAAATTCCCTAACCTCTGATGCGGATAACTCTGCCGCCACATTCATTGCTTCTCTTCTTAAACTTCTTTCTTTTCTAGCATCATTCGCTTTTTTAGCGGGCTCTACCAATTCAAATAATGGATTTACACTTTTGTCTCTATTTGGATTTGATGCATTAAAATTAGATAGCATGAGATACTGAAAAACTTCTCTGTCTCCAGTCTTGTCTCCTCGTAATAAGAGTTTACCCTGATTTCTTTTTTCAAATGCAATAGGGGACATTACAGGTTTCCCGCCAATACCTAAAGATGCAATATTAGCAATATCAACATAATCATCTTTTGTAGGGTCAAACACTCTATCTACATCTGGAACATATGCAACTGATGGCATAATAATTTCGCCCTTGTTTAAAGGGTCTTCTTTAATCCCTAGGTACTTAAATACTTTTACTTCTTGTCTACCTAGTTTTGGCTCATCGCCAACGTTGTTGTACTCTTTTGTTTTTATCATAATTTGCTGTTTTTAATATAAATGAGGAGACGCTGTATAGCATCCCCCCATTTTTGTTTAATCTTAGAATCCTGTCAACAAAGCACAGTGCTCTTTTCCTAAAACTTCAAGACCCATAATAGCCTCGTAGTTAACGTCAAGAACAGCGTCTGCTGAAGTAGGTGTAGGTGCTAAACCTCCAGTAAGTGTTTCTCTAAACGAGAAGTTGTTTCCATCTCCTTCAAGATATCTTACTTGTAGGTAGTCCTGTGCACCACCACCACCGTGAGTCTTAATAGATCCAGTTGGTACAAGGTAGATCTCGCCAGAACCTGTTACAGTTGATCCTAGTTCATTATGATCCAATACAGCAAGTTGCTTCTTATTGAAAGTTCTACCATAAAGTTTAAACTTATCAATACCAAGATCAATCTCTCCACCGTCTACAGAGAATCTTGCACTAGTTAAACCAGTACCGTCAAGTCCGTTAAGAGCGTTGTCCATTTTGATGTTTGCTGAAGTACCTAACCACATCCAATAATCCTTTGGTGCTCTTGCTTTATTAAGAGCAGATGTGATGTTTTGTAGTGTAGTCAATACATTTGTGTCAAATGCATAAGGGTTACCTGAACTCAAGATTCCTCCTGACTTCAACTCTTGCTTCAAACCATTTGTAGTTTGGACAGCGTTTCCTCCGATTGACATTGCTCCTGCTGATGCACCTGCGTAAAAATCTCCTGATCCCTTACCAAAAAGCAAAGCGTTAGAGATATCTGCTCTAAATCTTTGTAGTGCTTCATAGGTTCCTTTGTACATGAAGTAAGGCTTACCTTTGTATTCAACAGTGATCTTAGATGCTTTTGCAACATCAGAGATTCTGTATTTGTTTTTGAAAATCTGTACTCGGTTAGACTGCTTTGTCAAGCCGTACTGGATGGCATCAGGAGAACCTGATCCTTCACCTTGAGCGTTAGAGAAAACAACAAACTTGTCTCCACTTGCATCATAGTCACTTGCGGTTCCGCTACCATCAACTGGTACGATAGAAATGTCAGTGCCTGACTTATCAATTGCAGTAATTAGGTAAGCATCTCCAGATGCACCCATTACCAAGTCACCAACTCTTGCATTACCAAGAGCAGAGTAAGATACTGTAATCACGCCTGATGCTACAGAACCTGCTGCGTCAGTTGTAATTGTATTATCTGTGTATAATGCTTTATTTACAAAAGCATGGTATACAGGCTGTGATGTAGGTTTTAATTTACCCATTGCCTGCATTACGTCTAGGAACGAATCCTCTTCGTTCTGTACATCTAGTACAGAAGACAAAATCTCTCTTCCTTGTACAAACGAATGTTGTAGAAAACTGAGAGAACTAATATAACTTGAATTATCCACTTTTTTTAAATTTTAAAACGTTATCGAATGATTTTAACTTCTGAGTCCTTTCTTCTGATTGCCTCAAACAGACCTTGTATTGGATCTGATGGCTCTCTATACTCCTGAGAACTTTTGATAGGCTTCGATGGGTTTTCTAAATTTTCAACCGTCTTCGACTGACCTAACTCTGTCCCATGAGAAATCAAGGACGCATCATAAACTTGAGGATCCATAGCGTAATTAAGAACTCTATACCATTTATCAAAGTCTATATTACCCTTTTCATCTTTAAACAACTCAAAAAACTTATTGTTATCAATAGTCATTTCTTTTAGTTGCTCAGGGTTTTCAACTTCGTAAGAGAACTGTGAATCATTATATTCTACTAAAATTCTTTTATTATCCAAAAGATCTTTAGTTAGATTATTACTTGAAACTTGGTCAGTCCACTCTTGTAATTGTTCCTCTCTACTTGGGCCAGTTTCCTCTTGTTTTGGTTCGGGTTGGATAAAGTTTTTTTGTTCGTCAACTAAACTGGATCTTAACTTTGCTGCTTCTGCTTTCAAAAGTTCTTTTCCTAGTTCGACCTCATCCTCATCAAACTTATCCTCATCTAAATAAAACTTATCGATTATGTTTTTCTTATAGAGTATATCCATTGCTTTCTGTGAAATCGATGGATTCGATTTTACTAGGTTATGTCTCATAACCTCTTCGTCACTCATTTTTTCATAATCAACATTAGTTGCCTCTAAATAAGGTGCTAGTGTACCGTTTGTATTATAATATTCGACTGCATTTTTAATGAAGTCGTCCTTAAATTGACCACCACCTGAATCTCTCAGTTTCTTGTAGTCTTCAAAAAATTCTTCAAGAGTGTTCGCATTACCTCCGCTTAGTTGTTGAGATATCTTATCTAATTGCTCAAACAACTCGTCAGGTTTTGCATACTCCTGTTTATCTTCACTCTCTTCTGATTCTTTAAGAGAGTCTTCTAGTTTTTCTTCTTGCTCTGTAGAATCCTCTTTCGGCTCTTCAGTAGCGGGCTCTTCAGTAGTGTCTTCTACTTTTTCTTCTGTGGTGTCCTCATTGGATTCCTCAGAAACTTGAGCCTCATCTTTAATATCTTCGGTTTCATTGCCCTCTGCGACATCTTCAACCTTTTCATTGCCAACCTCTATTGGTTGAGCCTCACCGTTTTCGTCAACTTTTTTAAATTGACTTAAGTCAAATTCTTCTTCCATATTTTTATTGTTGTTTGTTTGCGTTCAAAATTATTGAAGTGTCGTAACACTACTGCACTTTTTTACTGTTCTGTTTCTTGTTTCATAACCTCCATGCCCATTTCCTTGGTCGGTAAATTATCATACGCACTTGTCTCGAGTTTAACGCCTGCTCTAATTTTTTCAATTTCCATTTCAAACTCATACTTTTGTTTTTGAAGTTCCCCCTGGTATTGTGCTTTGGCTTTTTCAATTTCTATTTTAGCCTGTGCTTCTAATTGAACAGTTTGTTGTTTTGCTTGTTCGGCTGCTTGGGCACTCTGCATTTGGATCTGACCATTTTGTTGTTGTTGTCTTATTGCCTTCTCCTCAGCGATTTCCCTCTTCTTTTTAATCCTATATGCCAAGACCTGCTGTGCTTGTTTAAGATTTGTTATCTGCTCAATAAAAACGGCATCTTCGAAATCAACCTGACCTTGAGCAACGGACGCTTGCAGTATCTGCATCAACCGTGCCTTTTGCTCTTCAGTAGGTCTATCTTCAATTTTAATCCCAAACTCATGTTTACCTACAGACGCAGACATCTTAAAGAACTTCATTGAGTTGTTTCCTAAAGATCTTATATATCCTTCAATAGGTCTCTTTTTGATAGAAGACTGCAATCTTACTATGACAGCACCCGCTAGTTTTTCTAATAGATATCTTTCACCTTGCTCAATATGTGCTAGTGCATTGTTGGTTGCCTGTGCTGCGAGTTTTGCGGTTGTTGTTAATGATCTTGCGTCTGGAGTTGACCCGTCCGTAAATTCATTAAGACCTGTTATTTGGCGAATCATTTCAATATTATTTTGAATTACTTGATAATACGAAACAGCATCCCTTCCTAATCCGTTCTCAAGTTCTTCAATAGGTCTGTAATTTGTCGGCTTTCCACCAATATCATTCCTCCTGTAAACTAGTGTACCAGTTTTATTAAAAAGGTCTATTACATCTTGTGGCTTCATCTGATTGCCCCCAGAACCTAAAGGTATATCTTCAAGGGCACCTAATTCAATCATTATACCTTTTGGTCGGGCTTGGTTTATTGTATTTTGTAATCTATACCACGCTATCTGGATTTGATCTGCTATAGGTATTAGTTGCTCCATAATCCCTAAAGGCTTCATGTTGTAGTAGTCTGGTGCAAACATATGATATGACAAGTCGGTGTCCATTAAGTTGGACTTAACCCTCTTCATATCAGTACATAAGCCGTAGTCAAAACAGTAAGGTGAGTCAATAATCCAAGATATCTTATATACCACTTTATATGCGGTTCTTATATACTTGTTTTTCCTTTTGTTTCTACTTCCATAACTTGCTCTTCCAAATCTTTTATTTCCTCTTCTGTCAATTCTAGACTCGTGAACCATTTCGTCTACAGAGAAGAACTCTATATCCAAGACTCTAATTTTTGAGTCGTCATAACTCTTGTAATATCTTTTGTTTGACGGGTATAGTTTTGAATCTGAAAAAGATCCAGAATGTTTTTCTGCCATTGCTTGGTACTCAGCCTCATTAAACTGGTCACCCGCCCGCTGCTTGAGGTCTGCAATAGTCATCTCCGTCACTTCTCCGATATGCACCTTGTCGCTAAAATCTCTTTTGTTACAGTGTGATATGAGTATTTTTGATGGGTCTATAACACGAACCTTCACGGCTCCATTTGAATCTATATATTCTTTATAACCCGCTACACCATAGTCAAACAAGTATTCCATAACTTGTTTTCTTTTTTCATCAAGACCGTTAGTTTGAAACACAAGATCAATACCTTGCTCCATTTCAATGGCAGCGTTATGCTTGTAGGTATATGCCATATGCATCTCAAGTTCTTCGTCATTTTCAGCCTCTCCTGGTTTTTTTCTTAGGGCAGAAAATTCTTCCATTCCTGGAATGTCTTTAGCAACCCTGTTTCTCAAATCCATCTTGGCTTTTGTCTTCTTGTAATAATCCTCTATCTCGGACTGTGCAAGAGAGTCAATTGGTGTCGCTGTAATATTGTATTCTGTTTTGTTTAATTTACCAAGAGCGATCCTTCTAAACTTAGGGACTATAGGTATTACTGACCAGTCTATTGCAAACCATGATTCGTTGTCTGCATCACTAACATTTAAAAGTTGTTTGTATTTGTTAATAGACTGATTACCCTGTGCGTAATCTTTAATCCGAGGATAAGAACCTCTGTTGTTATGAAACGATTGTGTGTTGTTGGAAGTGAAATCTGTCCAAGCAGCCTTGGCGTATGCCAAACACCATTCTTTATCTTTGAGAGATGGATCTATTAGGTGTTCGGGATACTGAGCCTTTGAATTGTGCTTTATCATCCTATTTTGTGTCTTTTAAATATACTCTTTGCCTCAATGACATTATTCTTTGCGAAACTATTTTTAAGAATTATACTTTTATCTCCAATTAATGTATAACCTGCGGCCATGGCTGCATCAAATTTTGTTGTCTTAGTTATGTCAAACTCTAACCAGTCTTTCAATAACTCTGGGAAACAAACCTTGTCTATATAATTTTCTACATAGTCTTCAGTTATTTCCGCTATCATTTGATGAGTTTTTAAAGATCCTGACATTCCTGGCTTAATCGAGCCAGGCAGATACATTAAGAACGCACCATAACCTCTATCCTCAAAATAACTCTTAATCCCTACTTTGTTATCCTCAAATAACAACTGACAAGAGTAATAGTGACAGCACTTCAAGACATCTTCGTAAAACTGTCGGGCTGTGCTTGGGCGGTAAATATATTCAACTATAAAAGAACTGTCATAAAAATTTGATGTTGAGTTGTGTTTCTTAAAAACGTAAAACGCTCCGTTAGACCTTCTTTGATCCACGGTTGTGTCATGATCATAAGGGTCACACCCCATGATAAACTCAGAGTTTTTAGTTGGTAAGTAGTTTGTCCCTCTTCTCGTAACTTGACTAGAATCACTAGGGTCATCAAATAAATATGAAACTTTATACCTACCGTTTTTAGATGGTCTAAATTCTACTTTTCCTGAGTCTCTATCACCTACCCACTCAAAGTTTCCAGTAGTGTATAAGCCATCCGTCCAGGATATTATGTCTAACCTATCATTTAATTTCATTGCATTAAACAAAGACCTTTGACCATCTATCCGAAAAGCCTCTTCAATAGTAAACGGATTCCTTCTGATAATGCTCGACAAAGCACGATCATCGTTAACAAGACTTGCACGTTCAGCCAGATAATATTCCTTAGCCCGATCTTCATCAGGGTAGCCATAGTCGTCAAAGTAAAGGGTTTTAAAAGAAGGAGTGAAAAATCTAAATAATCCACTGGGAGTACGACCATGAATGTTTTTATTTTCTTGATCACTGGCATCCCATAGTTTTTTAAACGCTTCACCGCCTGATTCCATTTCCTCAACAGTGGTTGTATAAAGTAACTTTCCAATGTACTCACCATCCAGTTCCGCACAAAAACGCACAACATTATGCCTTTCCCATACATCAACCTCCATAGTTTTACCAACCTCGTCACCAAGATATCTCTGTAATTTTGTTCCATCATATGCATATTTATCTGAACTCTTCCAGTCTATTTGACTTTCAAGTTCTGGTTTTCCTAAATCTTCAAGAGACTTACTGCCTCTTTTTGTTGTCCTATAAAATCTTAATTCAGATGTGGGCGTGACACCCTTTGACTGATCGTATACTGGTCTAAAAAAATCTGGTAGTTTTTTGAACGGAGCAATAATTGCTTTTTGAAATACATTATTCTTTGCATCCGTTGCAGTTTTTGATTGTATGCCTCCATTTTTATTTTTAGATCTAGATATTAAATCAAACATAAACACTCCCGCTCGCACTGTTTTTCCCTGCCTACGTTTTGTTAATTCAATCATACCTAGGCAATTAGGGTTTTCTATACAAGCCTGTAGGAAATAAAAATATTCTTGATCTGGTTTTCTAAACTGAGGGTATCCCACATCTATCTTCCACCAGTTAAGAAATAAATAGTGTAGACCAGTTAAGTATTCTGGTTTCCCATTATTCATAAACCAAACTCCGTTAAGCCTTCTGTCCCATTCTTGAGATCTGAAATTTTCTAACTCAACATCGAAATAATCTTTATCCTCTCTCTGTCTTGCGGTTTCTTCGGCTCTTTTAAGTTCGTAGTTTTCTGGCAGTTCCGTTCGAATCCAAACCTGCTCTTTTTTCTTAGACGAACTTGTTATTACAGGGCGTTTTTCAATATCCCCAGTTATGATGTTTTTAACACAACCAACTAGAGGTAACTCAAATTCAATACCTTGGATTTTTACCTTGCTCATAAATTCGCAATAAATTCAGGCGTGAGTCTTTTGTCTGCTTTTATTGTTTTAAGCAACTCCTGATCTTCACCATATAACTTCATGTAGTAAGACTCAAGCCTGTCGTTTATAGTATTTAAGTCATCCATTATTTTTGACTTGATCTGTAACGCCTGCAATATATCTTTATCCCTATCTCCATCGACAGGTCGCAATAATTTTGTTTGGTATTCAAAAAACGTTTGCTCATTTGATACAATCATTGACCATATTCTATTGTTTTGTTTTCTCAAAAACTCATCGCACATAGATATAACCTTTGTTGAGGTGAAGAAAAATATATTATTTAATTCTTCTTTATCAGAGTCTAAATCATATCCAGATAATATTGCTGCTTGTTCTTTTCTTATTTTTAAATCAGGAAATTGCTCTTTAAGAGGAGTGTTGAGATCATAAATATACAAGACGTATCGAATCAGTTTGTCGTCAGCATCCTGAAATGTTTTAAACATTTTCATCTTAGGATATTTTTTGACGATAGACGTTTTAAATCCGTATGGATTAAAAAGCATTTTATCGAAATCCTCCTTGTTAAAGATCTCCTCAAATTTCATGTTGTTGATTTTTGGCTAATGTAAAAATTTATACAATAACGAGTGTAGAATTTTTGCCTTCCTATCTAAGTGTAATATTATATTTGACAAAAATAGTCATGGCAAAATATCAAGGCAGAACAGTAACGCTCAATAAAATTATGAGGTCAGATAGACCTTCTAAAAAGAGTATGGTATATGTTAAGAAGCCTGACGGGAAAATCAAGAAGGTTCATTTTGGCGATCCAAACATGACGATCAAAAAAAATATTCCTGAAAGAAGAAGGTCTTTCCGTGCCAGACACAATTGTGATAACCCAGGTCCAAGGTGGAAGCCAAGATATTGGGCTTGTAAAACTTGGTAGATATGGGATTAAAAGGAAATCAATACCGTCTTGATAAAAACAAAAACGGTAAAATCGACAAACAAGACTTTAAGATTATAAAAAAAATCAAGAAGTATAAAAAATCATCAAACTAAGATGGATAAGAAAATTAAAAAACCTAGTCCAACTAAACCAGATCTTTGGAGTCAGGCTTTGGCAAAGGCCAGAAGTAAATTTAAAGTTTATCCAAGTGCTTATGCAAACGCATGGGCTAGTAAATGGTATAAATCAAAGGGCGGAGGTTGGAGATAAATTAATTTATTATGGCTTATAAAAAAATAAAAAAGGCTAAAAGATGTAAGACTTGTGGTAAGATGAAATCATCTTGCAAGACTTGTAAAAAGTATTAAGATATGTCGACACCTGGAGAAAAAAGAAAGCAGGCTTTAAAAAGGCTGTTAGACCCCAACACCGAAAAGGGCAAAGAGAGGCTTAAAAAGTTAGAGCAAAGAATTAATGACAACTTGCAGATATTAGAATCGCAAGATGCTTCTGCTAATTTAATGGATGCAAAAAGAGAGGCTGCAAAAGTTAAGACTGAGATTGCTCCTGATAGTCCTGATGCTATCGTTCAGTTTAAGAAAAGACAATTGGCTGAAGAAGATGCGGAGGATGTAGCAAGAAGAAAAGCAAAAAGATTAGAGAGAGAGGAAAGCGACAGACAACTTATAGCAAACATTGCAAACTTCAGGGGTGATAACAATCAGAACACAGAAACAAACAGTGTTGATTCAAACTCTATGTCTAGGTCTGATGACGATGAATGGACATATGTAGGTGGTGATGCTAAAACCTCAAACGAAAGATACAAGGACATCAAGGAGATGGTAAACGAAACCGTTGTTAAAGATATTGTTACCAGAAAAGAATACACTCCAACAGGGTCAACTGATTTAGAGGTGTGGTCAAAAAACAGTAACGGGGTAAGAGATAAGTACAGTAACTTTGATGAGTTTAGAGAGGCTGCTCAAGCATGGAGAGATGGTCAGGCGATTGATGTCGTTGAGCAGGTAACAGAAGAAGTACCAGTTGAAAAAATAAGACGTATAACCCAGAGCAGAGATGACTTTCAAAAAGTCAATACAGAGTGGGTTAACGGAATGAATTGGGGTGCAATGAGCACCAAACTTGGTGATAGATTCGATGCTGACACTTTAAAGAATAAAGCCCTTGAACTAGGTAGTTATGAAAAGATGGTAAAGTGGGCTAAACAAAACGCTCCTGAAATAGTTTCAAGTGGAGGTAGTAGACCTGGGTTTACAAAAACAACAATTGAAAAGGGTAAAACTAATTGGAGTGATGGATAAAGTTGCATTAGAAAAAGAAATTCAGGAACTAGAAATCATGAAAACCAATACAGATGATTTTGGTTTACAAATGGAAATCGCTGATAAAATTCATAATATCAAAATGAAGATCAATGGCGTAAAGCCGACTGACTCTCATGTTGATTGTATTGGATGTGGTTCATAAAAAAAAATAAAGTTATGTTTAAGGATAAAGAACTTAGGGGGTATATTGGTGCTGCTGTTGTGTTTGCAATGGTAATGGGATTATTATTGTTTCTAGCGTTCAAAGAAATACCCGACACAAATAACGATATATTTAAAGTAATTGTTGGTATGGTGGTAGGTTCACTATCATTAGTTATTGCAACATTTGTTGGCAAGAACCCTGAAGAGGTGGAAGCCTTGAAAGCAAAGAATGAGGCCCTAGAAGACAAGGTAGCCGCTATGGTTGTTGAAAAAGATAAATTAGAGGCATTATTAAGATCGCTTCAAAATGAGGTTATAGAAAAACTATCTATAACTGGTGAGAAGTTTGAATTTAAAAACTCTAAAAAGTAATGGCATACCAAGGTGGTCTTCGTAGATGGTTCAAAGAGAAGTGGGTTAGAACTGACACAGGAGAACCCTGTGGTGAGGGCGACCCCGTAAGTAAGTCTAAAAAATATTGCAGACCCACCAAGAGAATAAACAAGAAGACACCAAAGACTAAAAGTGAAATGTCTCCAAGAGAGATAAGGAAAAAGAAAAGAGAGAAGAAGTCTCTCTCAAACTCTGGCGGTAGTCCAGACAAAGTAAGTGAAATCAGAAAAATAAAAGGAAGGAGATAACATGGAT